GTAGATACTGTTTCAAAAGTAACAGGAAAAGATTGTGGATGTGCTAAAAGAAAAGAAGCACTAAACAATCCTAACCTACTTGTAAATAAAATGTTTAACAATAAAAAATAAAAAAAATGAAAAAAGTAGCTAAAGTAACAAAGAAGACAGCTTTTGATATTAAGGAAGCGAGTAATCAAAAATTAACAGCAAGTGCAAGAAACAACTATGCGAAAAACGCACAGGCTGCTATGAAAAATACTAAAAAAAAATAAGCTATGCCAAATTTAAAACTTCAGGTAAGTAGAGCATTAAGTGTTATACCTTCATTTGATACAAATATTCCAATGCCTAATGAGATTACATATAGTTCAGCAACAGCAACTGCTACAAATAAACTTATAGACACAAATTCAAATTTTTCTTCAGTTGGGACTAATCCATTAAATATCAAAGTTGGAGATACTGTATATAACTTCAGTTCATCACCATTATCTGCAGCAATGGTTACAAAAGTAGACAGTGCTACACAGTTAACTTTAAATGCAAATATAATGACATCAGGACAAGCTTATAAATTATATTCAGGCACAAATATATCCGGCTCAATTGAGCCATGTGTATTATATATTGGTACAGGAGGAGCAGTATATTTAGATATTGTAACCGCAGGTGGCGATAATGTAACTCTAGTAAATGTTCCTTCAGGGACATTTCTTCCAATTCAGGTAATAAGAGTTCATCCATGTACTGCTGCAGATATTGTAGCCCTTTGGTAAATGATACAGATAGGTATAAACATAGCTGTAAAGGGTTTAGCAATTATTAGTTCTTTGTTTGATTTCAGAGTAACTGAGAATAATGATAATAGAATAACCGAGGCAGGAGATAAAAGAATAACAGAATAAAATGGCAGATATAAAAATTAGTCAATTAACACCAAAGGGATCACCTATAGCAGCTACTGATTTAGTAGAGATTGCTGAAGATGATGGGGCAGGTGGTTATGTAACAAAGTCAGTTAGTGGATTACAACCTATTCTAGTAAGTGGTACAGATATAAAGACTATTAATCTTGCATCAATATTAGGTAGTGGTAATATAAACTTACAAACTCCTTTAGTAAGTGGTACAGATATAAAGACTATTAATGGTAGCTCTGTTTTAGGTAGTGGTAATTTGGTAGTAGGTGGAGGTGGAGTCCATGTATTAACTAAGCCTGTTACAGGTAGGTTATATAATGTGCGTACAACAGGTGCAGCTCTTAATACAGCTACTAGTACAGTAGCAAACACCATTTCATTATATCCATTTATCCCTGCAAATTCTTTAACTATTTCAAATCTTCAGATAACTGTATCAACAGGAACTGTAGGAGGATTAATAAGACTACTTGTATATTCAGATTTAAACGGTGTGCCTAGTTCTAAATTAATAGAAAGCACTAGCCTAGATACAACCTCTGCAGCAATTAAAACATTTACTACATCTTTTACATTTACAGCAGGTACAGTTTATTGGCTAGGTTATTATTCTAATTTAGCTATCTCTATAAATGTATATGATGCTTCACAGATGACACCAATATCTGCGAGCAGTCATTTCAATGCTTTCACTAATGTCACTGCAGCAGCAACTTTTCCTACTGCACCATCTACACTTGGTACAGCTACACCTGTATCATCAACAGGATCTAATATTGGTGTAATAAATTTAACAGCAGCATAATCATGGCACAAATAAGAAATGAAATTTATGATAAAAATGGCTTTGTTGAAGTTGTTTTTATAGAGGTAGAAGGACCTACTCAAGAGGAACTAATTGCTCAAAAAGAAGCACAGCTCCTAGCTTTGTATGAAGAGTTAAAATCTCTGAAAGAAGTAGAAAATTAAAGTGTATTTACTTAAAAGTTTTTAATTGTGCAAATAAGTATAGGTATATCTGTAAAGGGAACAAAAACATCAAGCCCACCATCTGCACCTGTTAACACAGTTGCACCTGTAATCAGTGGTACTACTACATTAGGTAGTGTATTGACTACTACAAATGGTACATGGACTAACTCACCTATATCATATACTTATCAATGGAAGCGAGGAGCTACAAATATAGGAACTAATACCAATACTTATACTTTAGTAACAGCAGACTCATTAGCTAATATTACTTGTGTGGTTACAGCTACTAATGCATCAGGCTCAACACCTGCTACATCTAACACAATTACAGCAGGAAATTATGGGCCTATTAATATTATAGCTCCTACCATAACTCTTTTAAGTTATTCTGATGCAGTAGTGGGTGATCCTTTGACAATAAATAATGGCACATGGACAGGTACAGGTACGATAACTTATACATACCAATGGTACAGAGAACCTGACTTAGGTGGAACTAATGACCCTATAGTAGGTGCTACTAGTAATAGTTATACTCCATTATTTGCTGATGCTGATTATTTGGTAAGTTGTTTAGTTACAGCTACTGATGCAGTAGGCTCAACATCTGTTGCTAGTAATTCTTTATATATATATGACTATGACTATTTTATTAATGTATATACATGGACAGGATACACTACTGTAGCTCAAAGTCACTACCAAAATAGACTAATGCTAGGTCTAAAGTCATCAGGTGCATGGGCTAAGTTAGATTTATTCTATGTTTTTGCTACTAATGCAACTTCGGCAGCTGATGCACTAGTAAATTGGAAGTCAGGATTTCCGGAGGGAACTCTCATAAATAGCCCTACTTTCACTGCTAATCAAGGATTCACAGGAAATGGTGTAGATGCATATATTGATACTAATTTTGACCCTACTATTAGTGGTGTTAATTATACTCAAAATAATGCGTCAAGGTATTTCTTTCCTTATGCTTTTCTAAATTCAGGGCCTATGGATGGTCTTGTAGGTGCTGAAAATGGGATGATATTACAAGATAGCGTTGAACATAAAATTAATCAGGGTAATACTAATTTGCTCACATCATTTGAGTATACAACTACATTAGAGCCTAAATCTATATATAGAGTTAATGCAACTACTGTCCGACTACTCAATGGGACTGTAGTTGATTTTAGGACTGTATTATCTGCTACGCTCGTTGCTGAGGCACAGAAAATATTAACATCAAATGGTAATTATGCAGAACATACTGTAGCAGCATATGCTATGGGTGCTAGTATGCAAGGTGAGAATACTGCTTTTATAGCTGCGTGGAATACTTACATAACATCAATATAATGAAAGGTAACTATTTAGCAAGTTTATATTTTATATCAGGTTATGCAACTTCTATGTTTATGATGTTTCAAGGACAAGAAAATTACATTGTTTTGGGTGGAATAACATTATTTTTTTATTTAACATTCAGTATTACTGAAGCTCTTGAAGAATTAGACTTATGAAAACACAACTATCCCTACTAATACTATCTATACAATCAGAACTATTGACACTTATATCTATATGCTTTGCATTCTTTTTACCAATAAGTGGTATTTTAATAATGATAGGAGTATTAATTATCATTGATACTTTTACAGGTATTTGGAAAGCTAATAAGTTAGAAGATAAAATAACTAGCAGAAAACTATCTGCGATTATAAGTAAGTTAGCACTCTATGAGGTTACTGTTATAATGTTCTTTCTTATTGATAGATTTATTCTTAATGATATCATTCTAACATTTTTTAGCGTGCCATTTATGCTCACTAAAGTAGTAGCATTGGTATTGGCGAGTATAGAAGTAATGTCAATCAATGAGAACTACAAGGTAGTAAAAGGAATAGACCTATGGCAGTCAATGAAGTTGTTGTTTGCAAGAGCAAAGGACATCAAAGACGATATAAATAAAATTAAATGACAACACAACAGGTAACAAAAAAATACGGTGCAGCTAACGTAACAGGTGCAGGTTACTTAGTGAAGATTAAGCTACCTTATCCTATGCGTATAGCTTGGGACTTGGATAGCTCAGTTAATACTATGATGTGTCATAAGTTAGTAGCTGATAACTTTATAGCTGTATTTAATGAACTACTAACTACCTATGGATACGATAAAATAAAGGAGTTGGGAATAGATTTATTTGGTGGTTGTTTTAACTACAGGAAGATGAGGGGTGGAAATGCTTTATCTATGCATTCATACGGTTTGGCCGTCGACCTAGACCCTGCAAGAAATCTACTTAAAGAATCATCAAAGACTGCAAGATTTGCAAGACCTGAATACAAAGCAATGATAGATATTTTTTACAAGCATGGGTTTATATCTTTAGGTAGAGAAAAAAATTATGATTGGATGCATTTTGAAATAAAAGAGTAATGGCAAAAATAAAATTAGAGACAACAAAAAAGGTTAAGCCTAAAGTTAAGCGTACAAACGTACACGCAAAAAGTAAGACTTCTAGCTTGAAGTCAAGTAAAAATTATAAGAAGCTTTATTCAAGACAAGGAAAATGAGAAATGATTTAGCAGGCACAAAGACAGGAAAGTCAAAGACAGCAAAGTATTATCAAGAGCATCCTGAAGCGAGAAAAAAGAAGGTAAAGTATGACATGAAGTA